CGTCGTCAAGTTCGGCGGCGGCGCAATCGGGCACGTGCAGTCCTGGAACCTCGACCCTACGGCCGAGGTCCTAACGGGCTGGGGCATGGGCGACGATTGGCAGAAGGCGCGGGCCTCGATCAAGTCCTGGTCGGGTTCGGTCGAGGTCTATCTCGACCCGACCGACCTGGCGGCGCCGGACCTGGGGGCCGAGGTCACGCTCGACCTGTTCCCCGGGGGCGAGGCGTCGGGGGCCACCTATTACTCGGGCCAGGCAGTCATCACCGGCACGCCGCGCACGGGGTCCAAGGACGGCATCCCGACCTTGACCTTCAACTTCACCGGCTCGGGGGCGCTCGCGACCCTGACCGTGACGCCGTAACCTGGAGGGCAACGCATGTCCGATATCCTCACGGCCGCGCGCGGCCATTTCGAGCGCCTGCGGCGCCAGACCGTCGAGGTCCCCGAATGGGGCGAGGACGGCGCGCCGGCGGTCCTCTACTTCGACCCGCCGACCCTTCGCCAGCGCCACATCGTCAAGCACCGGGCCAACGGCAACGAGGCGCGGCTCCTCGCCCTCGCGGTCATCCTGTGGGCGAAGGACGCGGACGGCAAGCCCGCCTTCACGGACGACGCGATCACCTTGGGCGCGTTCGAGACCGAGCTTGACCCGGCCGTGATCGCGCGGGTTGCCGGCTGTCTCCTGGGAGTCTCGTCGGCCGACTCCTTGGGAAACTGATGCGGGCGGACTGCCCCGACGCGGGCGACCTCGCGGCCGCCTGCGAGGTCCGTTTCCTCTATGACCTCGCCCGGCTGCTCGGGCGGTCTCTCGGGGAGGTCCTGGACCTCCCCGGCGAGGAGATCCGGGGCTGGTCCGTCTACCTCAACACTCTGGCCGAGGAGGGCCGCCGCTGATGGCGATCCGCGATCTGTTCTTCAACATCCTTGCGACCGACAAGACCGGCAACGCCTTCTCGGCCGTCTCGGCGAAGTTGCGCGGGGTCGAGGGGGCGGCGGCCTCGGTCGACGACCGGCTCAAGCGGGCAGGCCGAGGGATGGCGAAATTCGGCGCCGCGGCTTCCGCCGCCTCGGCCGGCATTCTTTTTGCGTTTCGTGACTCGATCCAGCTTTTCGACGTCCAGGCGCGCGCCGAGGCGAAGGTCCGCCGGGGCATCGAGTCGACCGGCGCGGCTGCGGGCTTCACCGCGCAACAGTTGCTCGACATGGCGTCCGGCCTCCAGGCCGTGACGCGGTTCGGCGACGAGTCGATCCTGTCCGACGTCACCGGGCAGTTGCTCACCTTCACCAATATTTCCGGGGACGCCCTCCGCCGGGCGCAAGAGGCGGTCCTCGACATCGCGACCGTCATGGAGGTGGACGCCAAGAGCGCGGCGATCCAGTTGGGCAAGGCGCTCAACGATCCGGTCAAGGGGCTTTCCGCCCTGTCGCGCTCGGGCATCCAGTTCACCGAGGACCAGAAACGGGTCATCAAGTCCCTGGTCGCGGGGGGCGAGGTCGCGAAGGCGCAAGGGATCATCCTCGACGAGATCGCGGTCCAGTTCGGCGGCCAGGCGCGCGCTGCGGCCGAGGCCGGGGTCGGGCCGCTCATTCAGTTTCAAAACGCCTGGGGCGACCTGAAAGAGACGGTCGGCGGCATCCTCGCCGAATTGCTGCCGCCGGTCGTGCGGTTCTTTCAGGGGCTGGTCGACGGGTTCCAGGCGCTGCCCGGCCCGGTGCAGAAGTTCGTCGTCCTCGGCGGCGCGCTGGCGGTCGCGCTCGGCCCGGCCGTCGCCCTCCTCGGGCTGCTGGTGGCCGGGATTGGCGCGATCGGGCTGCCCGTGGCGGCGGCGGCCGCGGGAATTGCCGCCCTCACGGCGGGGATCGCCGCCTTCCTGCCCGAGATCGGGGCGATGGCGGGGGCGGTCGGCGATGCGGTCGGCCAGGTCCGGACCTGGCTGGTCGACACCTTCGGCCCGGCATGGGAGGCAGCCTCGGCCGGGGTCTCCTCGGCGCTCGATACGGTCGGCGGCTTCCTGGCCGCCTTCGCCCAGGCGCATGTAGACGCCTTCGCGCTGATCGCGAGGATCGTCCCCGAGACGGTCGCGCAAGTCAGCGACTGGCTGACCGGCAAGCTGTCCGACGCCTTCGATTTCGTGATCGGCGCCGTCGGCAAGGTCAAGGGGGCGTTCTTCGACCTCTTCGACGCGGTCGTCGGCAACAGTTACGTCCCCGACATGGTCGACGGGATCGCCCAGCACTTCGCCCGCCTGCCGGGCGAGATGATCGCCCCCGCCGAGGCGGCGACCGACTTGGTCGGGACCGCCTTCCGGACCCTCGGCCAGGACGCGGCCGGCTCGATCTCGGCGATGACGCGCAATGGCAAGGTCACTTTCGAGGGCTTCGCCAAGGGCCTCGTCGACTCGGCCAACCGGATGGCGGACCAGATCATCGACGACGCCTTCGCGCGCCTCGCGGATGCGTCCGGCTCGCTGTTCGGTGGCCTGTTCCCGGCCGGCCCGGCCGGCGGCGGCAAGTCCGGCGGCGGGATCGGCGGCGCGGCCTCCGGGTTCTTCGCCTCGATCTTCGCGGGGCTCCCGGGCTTCGCCTCGGGCGCCGACTTCACGGTCGGCGGGCGCGGCGGGGTCGACCGCAACCTGGTCGCGTTCCGGGCATCGAGCGACGAGCGGGTGACGGTCACGCGGCCCGGGCAGGCGGCCGGGGGCGGGGCGCCTCCGGTCGTGGTCAATATCTCGACGCCCGACGCGCGGTCCTTCCAGGCATCGCGCGGGCAGATCGCGGCGCAGATCGCGGCGGCGGTCTCGCGCGGCCAGCGGTTCGCGTGACGGGGGGCAGGCGATGGCGTTCTTCGATATCGACTTCCCGCGCGACGTGGCCGCGGGCGTCCTCGGCGGCCCCGAGCGGCGGGTCGACGTCGTGCCCCTCGGCTCGGGCCGGGAGGAGCGCAACGCCCGCTGGGCCAATTCGCGCCGCCGCTTCTCGGCGGGGCTCGGCATCCGGGACGCGGACGACCTGGCGGCGGTCCTCGCGCTCTGGGAGGAGGTCGGCGGCCCGTTCCATTCCTTCCGGTTCCGCGACTGGTCCGACTTCAAATCCGGCGCGCCGTCGGCCGGGCCGGCCGCGACCGACCAACTCATCGGCACGGGCGACGGGGTGGCGGTCGCGTTCCAGTTGGTCAAGTCCTACGGGACGGTCCAGCCCTGGGCGCGCCGGATCACCAAGCCTGTTGCGGGCTCGGTCCGGGTCTCGGTCGACGGGGTCGAGACCGGGGCCGGCTGGTCGGTCGACCACCTGACCGGGGTTGTCGCCTTCCTTGCGCCCCCGGCCGCGGGCGCCGCGATCCGGGCCGGGTTCCTGTTCGACGTGCCGGTCCGGTTCGAGGAGCAATCCCTCGCGCTCGACATGGCGTTCTTTTTCCAGCGGCCGGACGGCACCGGCCAGGGGGTCGGCTCGGTCCCCGCGATTCCCCTGATCGAGGTTGACGAATGACCGAGGCGGCATACCAGGCGGCGCTCCTGACCGGCTCGACGACCCGCGCGCGGGCGTGGCGCCTCACGCGGCGCGACGGGGTCGTGTTCGGCTTCACCGACCACGATCGGGCGCTCGCCTTCGACGGCACCACCTTCGAGCCAGGCGCGGCCCTGACCGCGTCGGATGCGGCCGCCTCGCTCGGGCTCGGGGTCGACGACCAGGACGCGGCCGGGGCGCTGTCCTCGGCCGCGATCACCGAGGCCGACATCGACCGCGGCCTCTATGACGGCGCGGCGGTCGAGGTCTGGGACGTCCTCTGGACCGACGCGCACGCGCGCCGCCTGGTCGGCCTCTATACGCTCGGCGAGATCGAGCGGGGCGACCTTGCCTTCCGAGCCGAATTGCGCTCGCGCGCAGGCGCGCTCGACAAGAAAGAGGGGCGGGCCTACCTCGCGACCTGCGACCGGAGCTTGGGCGATGCGAAATGCGGGGTCGACCTCTCGCCCGCGACCTTCACCGGCTCGGGCTCGGTCGTCTCGGTCCGGGGCGTCGGGCTGGAGGTCGCGGGGCTCGACTCCTACCCTTCGGGCTGGTTCGCGCGGGGCGTGCTGACCTGGACCACGGGCGCCAATGCCGGGCGCAAGTCCGGGGTCCGGCTGTTCGTTCCCGGCCCGGACGGGCGCCAGGCGCTCGGGCTGTGGGAATCCCCGCCGGACGGGATCGCGCCCGGCGATCAGTTCACGGTCACGGCCGGTTGCGACAAGACCTGGGCCACCTGCCGCGCCAAGTTCTCGAATGGCGACAATTTCCGGGGCTTCCCCTTCATGCCGGGCGAGGCGTTCCCGTTCTCCTACCCGACGCCGGGCGATCCAGTCCTCGACGGGGGGTCGCTGTTCTCCGACACGCTCTGAGGTCCGCCATGACGCGAGACGAGATCGTTGCCCGGGCGCGCGCCTGGGTGGGGACACCCTACGTCACGGGAGCGGCGCTCAAGGGCGTCGGTTGCGATTGCGTGGGCCTGGTGCGGGGCGTGCTGGCCGAGATCACCGGCCGCCAGGTCCCCAATCCGCCCGGCTGGCGGCCAGACTGGTCGGCCGCCCGCGCCCGGCCGCTGATCGAGGCGGCGTCCCGCCACCTCGACCCGGTCGCGGTCGAGCTCGCCGGGGCGGGCGACGTGGTCGTGTTCCGCCTCGCGAACGGGCGCGAGGCGCATTGTGGCATCCTGACCGAGGTCCGGGGGGATGGGGCGCCGGCGCGGGTGCTGCACGCGGCCGAGGGGGCGGGGGTGGTGGAGGTGCCGCTCGGGGGGTGGGCGAAGCGGATTACGTTTGCGGCGGGGTTTCCGGGGCTCGGCGCTTTGGGCGTCGACTCATGAACCCGATCTGAAATAGTTCGCTCAACAGACATTCGTTGCGAAGATCACGGACGATGGTTCCGGAGACAAAAGGTACTTTTACTGAAAGCCAAACCCTGACGGTACGGGTGCGGGTAGAAGGCTTTCGAGAGCAGGGAGATCGGAGAATAAAAACGAAAGAAGAAATTCCTAGTGATGGTATAAAACATCCTAGAAAAACCAACAATTGGCATATATTTAGTAATTCATTATTGAATTTACCATAAATTTTTGCTCGGAAAATTTGTTCTTCCATGCCTTAATAGGCCAAGGTCTGTTACATTCACTAAATGACTGAGAAATTTATCGATTCTGACGAGCGCGCGATTATTCAGCTGCCGGCGACCTGACGGTGTCACAGTCCAAGGTAAGCTAGGAATAGTAGATCCGTGTGCAAAACTATGTCTCACTTTCAATATTTGATCGAGATACTCGCGCGTTTCAGTGGCATTCAAGTTGGCTCTACTCCATTTCCAGTCATTTATGGGGTCGTATCCAGTGCAATTTATTAATAAGAGTCGAGAGTTATTTGAATTCGGCGTGTTAAATTTCTTAAGCGCTCGGTTAACAAATTCCTTTAAACGAAGATGAATTGCAGCGAATTCAACGTCCATTGGGTTTCCGGTGGAATTTATAAATTCACTAACAACATTGTTGAGATAGCTATCCCATGCAGCCACATATGCGGCAAGTGAAGCGTGTAAAAAATCATTTCGCGTAGGGCTTGTCATTGGACGCAAGCGCGTATCTTTGGCTGCGCTCCTAAGGGAATTCGCAGACTTCAACGCCTGGAAAAATCTAGTTCTTGCCCCGCTAGGCATTAAAGCCTATCCACGAAGCCCTTTAGAGCATCTTTGTATCGTCCCAAAGGCTCGGCATTTAGCTGGACGCGCTCACCGTCGAGTATTTTTGGACCTGGTTGGATACGATGAAGCGGCGTCCCGGATGTGGCCGCATATACACAAGCGCTGTGGTAATCTGGAACTTGCACGAATGCAGTACTCGGTTTTTCTTTAGGTATTGCGTAGAAGTTTCGATGTTTATCATGAATTCTATCAACCGTCGACTGGACGCGCTGATTAACAACTCTGAAAGCTTTACTCGGCTTTCCATCGTAAAGAGTAACGCGATTGGAAACAAAGGTGTGCAGTTTAGGCTGGCTCACGCCTTCCTCAATTGCCTTTCGAGAGAAGCTAATCTTAGCATAAGTTTCGGTATGCTTGTCCCCAACCCCATAAAGAAGTGCAATCACATTCTCAATTGCTCTACGGGAGCTATCGTCCGCCGTAAAAGGAACCACAATATTATCGGCTGCGACGAGTCCCAGCTGGGTGTAGATAGCAAAGCTTGGATTGCAATCAATTACGAACATGACATCCCGATCACCGCTCCTCTTACGAAGCGCAGCGGTAAGATCTGATATCCAGGAAATAACTTGCTTCCACGCGTCAAACGGTACGGACAACTGAGAGGTTTGACGGATTGCCTCTGAGAGAATCTCAAGCAAATTGTCGCCACATACCAACCACAGATTTTCGGGAATGTTTGCATTAAAATCTACCGGATGACTTAGGTATTGATCAATGTCGGATATCATCCTAAACGGACTGCTCAACCGCGCCTCTAAGTATCCGGCCACAGTTTTCCGAGGATTGGACGAAATCAAACTCGTAAGGGCGCGTGCCTCGATATCAAAGCCACCGAGTAATGTCTCGGAAATGTTACCCTGTGGGCAAAGATCTATAACGTACACATCCGCATCTGGATTGGTATGTGCATATTCTGTTGATGCAATGAAGCCAAGAAAGCTTTTCCCGACACCGCCCTTGTTGTTCCAGAAAGCATAGCTTGACATTGCTGCCTCATCACCTTCGCAGGCTGTGTGCCTAGCCCTCACTACTGATAGCTGGCATCGAGGCCAAGGTAAACAGGTGCATGTAGGGCGCTGAGATGTACGGCCGAAAGAACGAGAGACGATGCTTCCGACTGGATTTCTCTCAGGATAGAAGGGGCAATCCCGCCTCGGCACCTCGCGCGAAATGCTCCTCTACTGCAATTGATGATCGACAGGAGTGCCAAAGCTGCTGCGGCAAACATGTTCTCGACGGCCGCTCGGAAGTCGCATCTCAAGTTCGGTAACAGTGCGGCGAATGACCAAGGTGGACGCGAGCCTACCGCTCCACACTTGACTTGGGAAGGGACGCTCTCCGTTCCTTGCCATCCGAACGATTGCCGTGCTTGGCGCATCCGCGACTCGAAGGATTGAACCGCCTCCGTTTGAGGCTCCGCCAGACGTCGACTACGGCGGGTCGCCATTTATCAAGATACGCCCTAGTGCCCCTCCATCGATCTCGCGCGCACTTTCGCGCGTCTGACTTCCCCACCGATTGATCTCCTCTCCCTCTCTGCACCTTCTCTAAGGCCCCCCATGGCAACCCTCCTCCTCACGTCCGTCGCCCAAAGGCTGACCGGCGGCCTTACCGGCGTCGGCGGAACGCTGATCCAGGCGGCGGCCATCGGCGCCGCCGGCATCGCCGGCAAGGTCATCGACCAGGCGCTGCTCGGGGGCGGGTCCTCGACCCGGCGGGCCGAGGGGCCCAGGCTCGAGTCGCTCGACGTCATGGTCGCACGCGAGGGCGCGCCGATGGCCGATCTCGACGGGCGCTATGCGCTGGGCGGCGTCGTGTTCTGGGCAACCCGGCTCCAGGAGGTCGCCGAGGTCACGCGCCAGACCTCGGGCGGCAAGGGGATCGGCGGGCCGAAACAGACCGTCGAGGCGACCGAGTTTCGATACCTCGCCAGCTTCGCGGTGGGCTTGGGCGAGGGGCCGCTGCATTTCACCGGGCGGGCCTGGGCCGACGGCAAGCCGGCCGACCTCTCGGGGCTGGAGTTCCGCTTCTATCCCGGCACCGATACCCAGGACCCCGACCCGCTGATCGTGGCGAAAGAGGGCGCGGCGCCCGCGTTCCGCGGCACCGCCTATGTCGTCTTTGAAGGGCTCGACCTCGCGCCTTTTGGCAACCGCGTCCCGCAATGGGCATTCGAGGTCGTCAAGGTCTCGGGCGAGGTCGAGCGGCTGGTCCGGGGCGTCGATATCATCCCGGGCTCGACCGAGTTCGGCTATCTCCCTTCGGTCGTGCGCCAGGTCTCGAAAGGGTCGCGCGGCGAGATCGTCGAGGAGCGGCCCGAGAACGCGCACCGGCACAAGGCGGTTTCGGACTGGTCGCTCTCGCTCGACGCGCTGCAAGGGACGTTGCCCAACTGCGGCACGGCCGCGCTTGTCGTTGCCTGGTTCGGGTCCGACCTTCGGGCGGGCTTGTGCGAGATCGCGCCGAAGGTCGAGATCGCGACCAAGCTGACCGACCCGGTCGCTTGGTCGGCGGCGGGGCTCACGCGCGCGACCGCGGGGGTCATGAGCCAGGTCCAGGGCCGCCCCGCCTTCGGCTCGACGCCCGCCGACCTCTCGGTCGTCGAGGCAATCAAGGATCTCCGCGCGCGGGGCTTCCGCGTGGTCCTCTACCCCTTCGTCCTGATGGATATCCCGGCAGGGGCGGGCCTGCCCGAGCCCTCGGGCGAGGGGACGCAAGGCGCCTATCCCTGGCGCGGGCGGATCGCGCCCCGCGCGGGCGAGGACGTGGCGGCCGAGGTAGCAAGCTTCGCAGGCCAAGCCTCGGCCGCCGACTTCACCGTGACGGGCGAGGCGGTCGGCTACACCGGCCCGGCCGAGTGGCGTTTCCGCCGCTTCATCCTGCACCTGGCCGCGCTCGCGAAGGCCGCGGGCGGGGTCGACGCCTTCCTCGTCGGGTCCGAGTTGCGCGACCTCACCTTCGCGACCGGCGCGCCGGGCGCCTATCCCTTCGTCGGCGTGCTGGCGGACCTCGCGGCCGAGGTCAAGGCGCTGTTGCCCTCGGCCCTGGTCTCTTACGCGGCCGACTGGTCGGAATACCATTCGCACCGTCCGGCGCCGGCGGAGGCGCTCAAGGGCGGGGTGTTCAACGACCCGGCCGCCGGCGCCTTCTGGACGCAATCGCCGATCAACGCGGCCGTGATCGACTACACCGCCGCCGGGTTGAACCTGACTCCGGCCTCGGCCGCCTTCGGCGACCGAGCGCAGGCGTTCCAGCGGGTGACGACGGTCGCCGGGGCGAGCTATGCCTTGCGCGTCTCGGTCGCCGAGGTCCCGGCGGGCGCCTTCACGCTGTCGTTTCTCGCCTTCGACTCGGCCTCTGGCCTGGTGCTGGCCGCCACCCTCGCCGCGCCCGCGCCCGGGGACCACGTCCTCACCTTCACCGCGCCCTCGGCCTCGACCGACATCTTCTTCCGGCTGAGCGGCACCACCGGAACGGCGCGGGTCGCGTCGATCTCGCTCATGCCGGCGGCGGGCGACGTGTTCTTCCACCTCGACCCGCTCTGGTCCGCGCCCGCGGTCGACTTCGTCGGGATCGACAATTACCTGCCGCTCGCCGACTGGCGCGAGGGGGTCGACCATGCCGATTACCGGCCCGATCTCGGCTGGACCTCCGCTTATTCGCTCGACTACCTGAAAGCGAACATCGAGGGCGGCGAGTTCTTCGACTGGTTCTATGCCTCGGACGCGGACCGGGCCGCCCAGGTCCGGACCCCGATCACCGACGGCGCCTTTGGCGAGCCCTGGGTGTTCCGCCAGAAGGCAATCCGCGACTGGCACGGACAGGCGCACCACAACCGCCCCGGCGGCGTGCGCGATCCGGCCCCGACCGCCTGGGTCCCGGGGTCAAAACCCGTCTGGTTCACCGAGATCGGTTGCCCCGCAATCGACCTCGGCGCCAATCAGCCCAACGTCTTCGCCTCGGCCACGTCGTCCGAGTCGGCCCTGCCGCACTTCTCGGCGGGGACCCGCGACGACTTCATGGCCCGCCAGTTCGTCCGCGCCGCGCTGGAATGGTGGCGCGACAACGGCGCGGGCGTGGTCGCGCCCGGGGATGTGCTGGTCTGGTCGTGGGACGCCCGGCCCTTCCCCGAGTTCCCGATTATGACCGGGGTCTGGGCCGATGGCCCGGACTGGATTCGCGGGCACTGGTGGAACGGCCGGGCGGGGGCCGCGCCCGCGGCCGAGGCGATCCGGCGGCGCCTGGTCGAGCGGCACGGGTTCACCGACGCGGACCTCGATCTCTCGGCCTGCTACGGGCAGGCGGACGGCTACCCGGTCCCGGGCGCGGTCTCTTTCCGCGACTATCTCCAGCCCTGGGAGGCGGTCTTTCGGATCGACGCTGTCGAGGAGGGCGGCAAGCTGATCTTCCGCTCGCGCGCGGCCGCGCTCCCGACCGCGCCGGTTGCGCCCGCCGACATGGTCGACGACGGGCCGGACGCGCCGCGCTTTTCGGCTGTCCGGGCGGCGGTCGAGGACGTGGCGCGCGTGGCGATCCTCCGCTTCCCCGACGGGCTCAGGGACTATGACGAGGCGGCCGCGCGGGACGCGGTCGAGGAAGGGGGCGAGACCGGCATCGCCGAGGCGCGGACGCCCCTTGTCCTCGATCTCGACCGCGGCACGGCGGCGGCAACGATGATGCTGCGCACGGCCCGCCAGGGCCGCGAGCGGCGGTCCTTCGCGCTGCCGCCCTCGCGCGACGACGTCCGGCCCGGGCGCCTGGTCGAGGTCGAGGTCTCGCCCGGCCGCTCGCGCGTGTTCATCGTCGACCGGGTCACGGTCGGCGACCGGCTCCTGGTCGAGGCGTCGAGTTACGACCCGGCGGCCTTCGCGCCCTCGGGCGGGCTTGCGCGGGTGGCGCCTCGGGCGGTCACGCTCGGGGCCTCGCTGGTCTCGCCCGTGTTCCTCGACCTGCCGCTCCTCCTCGACCAGGGAGCGGACGACTGGAAGGGGTGGATCGCGGCGCATGGCGACCCCTGGCCAGGCGGGGCCGATTTCTGGCGCTCGACCGACGAGGAGACGGGATTCGCGCTCAACACGCGACTCGGCGTCCGGGCGGCCATCGGCGAGACCGTGGCGCCGCTCGACCCCGGCCGGCTCTGGACCTGGTCGGGCGAGCGGCTGGAGGTCCGGCTCTATTCGGGGACGCTGGTCTCGCGCCCCGAGGCGGACGTCCTGGAGGGGTTGAACGCGCTCGCGATCGAGCACGCCCCGGGCGCCTGGGAAGTCCTGCAATTCCGCGAGGCCGAGCTGATCGGGCCGCAGACCTGGGCTGTCTCGGCCCTTCTGCGCGGCCAGCGGGGCACCGAGGACGCCCGCGGCGGCGCGCCGCTCGCGGCGGGCGCCCGGGTCGTGGTCCTCGACCCCTCGGTCCGGCCAGTCGACATGACCCCCGGCGACGTCGGGCGCGCCTTCTGGTGGCGGTTCGGCCCGGCCGGCGCCGACCAGGCCGGGGACCTGTTCGGGGCCGAGCGGGTCACTTTCCAGGGCATCGGCCGGCGCCCCTTCGCGCCGATTGGTCTCGCCGCGACCCCGGCCGCCGGGGGCGACCTCGGGCTCGCCTGGATTCGCCGGACCCGGATCGAGGGCGACGCCTGGCCCGAGGATGCCGGCGACGTGCCGCTCGGCGAGGCGTCGGAATCCTACCTGGTCGAGATCGGCCCCGAGGGCGCGCCCTGGCGGGCCGTCACGGTCCCGGCCCCGGCCTGGACCTACACCGCCGCCCAGCAGGCGGCGGACGGCGCCGTGGCCCCCTACGCGGTCCGCATTGCCCAGTTATCGGAAACCTTCGGCCGCGGCCCCTCAGCCGCGGTCACGGTCACAGCATAGGAGTTCCCATGCCGACGGTGAAATTCGGCCTGCCCTACATCGCTTCGGACCAGGCGCAAAAGCACGTCCCGCACAATGCGGCGCTCGACGACCTCGACGCCTTCCTCGCGGGCGTCGCGGTCTCGGCCACCACCACCGCGGCGCCGGCGGCCCCGGCCGAGGGCGAAGCGTATATCGTTCCCGCCGGCGCCTCGGGGTTCGGCGCGGCCCAGGCCGGGGATCTCGCCGTCTGGCGCGCGGGCGCCTGGAAGGCGGTCGCGCCCGCCTTCGGCTGGCGTTTCCTCGTCGCCGATGAAGGCGCCGAGCGGATATTCGCGGGCTCGGCGGGATGGGTCCGCGGCGCCGCCCTCGGCCCGCTCACCGGGGCGGGCTGCGGGCTCGCCGTGTTCGATGCCGAGCTTGACCTTTCCGGCCCGTCGGCCGCGGCCCCGGGGTTGATCCCGACCCGCGCGGTCGTGCTCGGCGTGACCTCCTGGACAATCCAGGCAGTCACCGGGGCGGCCTCCTACCAGGTCGGCGACGGCGCGGTCGCCGACCGCTTCGGCGGTTTCCTCGGTATCGCCGCCGGCGCCTCGAACATCGGGGTCGTCGGGCCTTACGCGACCTTCGCGCCGGCGGACGTGGTCGTCGCCGCCCAGGGCGCCGACTTCACCGGCGGCCGGGTCGGACTCGCGGCAATGGTGATCCTGCCGACCCCGGCGCCGGTCTGACGCGGAGGAGCGCCCATGCCACGCAACACGATCCTCGCGACCCGGGACTGGGGCCTGCTCACGACGACCGACGTCACCGGGGCTTTCACCGTGCAGATGCGCGGAAGCGGCCGGCTGTTCGTCGCCCGCGGCACCGACACGGCGCCGCCTGGCCCGAATGACGGAGTCTTTTTCGGCCGCGAGGCGGACGGGATCGGGGGAATCACGCTCGCCACCCTCGACCCCGGCGGCGCCGGCAACCGGCTCTGGTGCCGGTTCCGGGGCTTTGGCGTGAGCGAGGTCTGGTGCTCCTGGGAGGACACGCCGCAATGACGACTCGCACAGAAATCGCCGCGGAGGTCCGCGCCCGCATGGCCGGCGTGCTTCCGGATGCCGCCGACGTGTCGGGCGACCCCGAGGCGTTCGCCTCGGCGCGCCTGCCCGCCTATGCGCTCGGCCTCTCGATCCAGGATACCGAGCCGGTGTCGATGAATGCCCCGGGGGCGTTCCTCGAGACCGCGAACCTGACTGTCTCGGTCTGGCAGGCCGGCGGGCCGGGCCTCGACGACGACCTCCGCGACCTCGCCGACGCGGTCAACGCGGTCATGTTCGCCGAGCCCCGCGACCTCGGCGGCCTGGTCGAGTGGATTCGGCCGGGCGACCAGGACCCCGAGATCGTCCGCGGCGAGCGGCGGATCGGCCGGCTCGACCTGACCTTCGCGCTCCGCTTCGTCAACCGGCTCTGACGGGCGTGCGCCTTTAGCGCCTGACACGGCCCCCGACGCGCGGCGCGCGCCATCCCGGCCCGGGCCTCCCGTCCGGGCCGCCCCTTCCCGCATCCTTGTCCCATAGGTGGCACATGACCCCAGCATTCAGGCGGGCGCACGCCTTCACGCGCCGCTGGGAGGGCGGCTGGTCCAACGACCGGCTCGACCCCGGCGGCCTCACGAAATGGGGGGTGACACTCAAGCTCCTGGTCTCGCTCGCGCTCGACCTCAACCGCGACGGCCGGGTCGACGCGGCCGACCTGGAGGCGATGACCGAGGCCGAGGCCGAGGCGCTTTACTTCCGCGAGTTCTGGGAGGCGATGCGCTGCGCCGACCTGCCCGAGCCGGTCGCGCTCCTAGTCTATGAGGCGGCGGTCAACCAGGGCAAGACCCGCGCCGCGCGCTTCCTGCAACAGGCGGCCGGCGTCCCGGCCGACGGCAAGGTCGGCCCCGTGACGGTCGCGGCCGCGCGCCGGGCTTACAGCCGCGGTCCCCGCGCCCTTCTGCGCGAGATCGCGGCGCGCCGGGCGCTGCATTACTCGGGCCTCTCGATCTTCGCGCGCTTCGGCCTCGGCTGGTTCCGGCGGCTGTTCGACGCGGCCATGACGGCCGAAGCCATGACCGCCGGGGCGCGGCCGTGAGGGCCGGGCCTCTGCCTAGGGCCGACGCGGTCCTCCTCGCCGGCTTCGCGACCGCCACGGGCGTCGACCGCCTCGCGCGGAGCGCGGCCGAGACCGAGGAGGCGCAAGCGGCCGTCCGCTTCGTCGAGACGGCGCTGGTCTCTTTCACCTGGGACGGCTGGCCGGTCTACATGACGCCCACCGACGTCATTGCGCTGGCCTCGGGTGCGGTCCTGATCGTCCGTTTCCTCGCCTGGGCGCTCGCGCCCCTGGCGGGACGCCTCTGGCGGGGAGGCCGCGCGCCGTGACGCCCTTCGTCCTCGGCCTCACCGGCCCCGGAGGCTCGGGCAAATCGACCGTGGCGCGCGCGATCATCGCGGCTCGCCCGGCGGCCCTGATGCTTAATTCGGGCTTTGCCCTGAAGGCGATGCTTCGCGCCTTCTACGAGGCCGCCGGCCTCGACGCGCAAGAGATCGCCCGTCGGATCGACGGGGACCTCAAGCGGGCGCCTTGCCCGCTTCTCTGCGGCCGCTCGCCGACCGAGGCGCAACAGACCCTCGGGACCGAGTGGGGGCGCGACCTGATCGGCCCGGACCTGTGGCTCGGGCTCTGGCGCCGGCGGGCGGCGCACCTGCTCGGCTGCGGCTTCTCGGTCATCAACGACTCGGTCCGCTTCGAGAACGAGGCGGCCGCGATCCGCGCCCTTGGCGGGGGCGTCGTGCGGCTCGACGGCCGCCGCGATCCCGCCGTGCCCGCCCATGTGTCCGAGGCCGGGGTGGCCGCTGACCTGACGGTCGACAACCTCGGGGGCGCGCCGGATCGGGCGGCCCGCGCGATCCTGGCGGCGTTGGGCACGCTTGCCGAATCGTGAAGTTCGCATAATGTTCTCAACATGACCCGTCGTTCATCCCCGCAAGCCCGGCTTGACGAACGCGCCTTCCCGGTGCGAGTGCGGATCGCTGTGCCCGAGGAAGGCTTCGGCAAGCGGCTCAACCAGATGTATGACTGGTTGTCGCGTGAGGCTGGGCGGGGAAACCATGCGTCCCACGGCGCGGGGCACGGCATCATGGATGCGATGGCGGTCTACTTCCGTGATGTGGAGACGGCGGCCGCCTTCATCCGCGCCTTTCCCGATCTGGAACTGGCCGACTGGACGGAATTCGACTGGTATACCTCGCCCTCCGGGCGCGCCGGCAGCGGCCCCCGCTAGGCGGCAATCGGCTCGATCGCATCCGGCTCCTTGTATCGGCTCGAATTGACCCGCGGCGTCACTCGCCATGCCTGCAAATCGTCCCCCGGCATGGGGCGCAACAGATCGGCGCGAGGCTCCGCCAGCCATGCCTCGATTTCGTCGGGCCGCAGGATCACGGGCATCCGGTGGTGGAGCTGCGCCATGAAGGGGTTTGCCTCGGTCACGATGATCGTGGCCGATAGCCCGTCCTCGCCCGTCTCGGGGTCGCGGTAGGCTTCCCAGAGGCCGGCGAGGCTCAGGGGCGCGCCGTCCGTCCGCGTGATATACCAGGGCAGACGTTCGCCCTTCGGGCCGGTCCACTCGAAAAATCCGCTCACCGGCACGATGCAGCGCCGCGACTTGAAAGCCGCGCGGAACATCGGCTTTTCGGCAACCGTCTCGGCGCGGGCGTTGAACGTCGACGGCAGGTCGCGCAGCGGCTTCTTCCACCACGCCGGCACCAAACCCCACCGGGCGCTGACGAGGCGGTTGTGTTCCTCGCCCGGCAGGACCGCACAGACGTCTTCGGTCGGCGCGACATTGGTGCTGGCGCGGATGTTCAGCCCGGGCCGAGCGGTGAGGCGGTAGAGCTCGTAAATCTCCCGCCAAGTGTAGAGATGGGTTGTCCGCCCGCACATGCTCGCAGGCTCGCAGCCCCGCGCGAGGGGGTCAAGCGCCGTCTCTCCCGCTGACTGCCGCCAACTTCCCCGGTCGCGCCTGACGGTGCGGCCACCCCTCCCCTGTCCCCGAAGTGAAAGGAGTCCGCCATGCTGCGGCGCGTTCTGTTCCTGTTGTTTCCTGCGTTCTTCGCCCTCGGCCTCGCCGGCTGCGATGCCCTCGAAGACGCATTCCCGCGCACGACCGCGGGGTTCCGCGACGGCGGCATCGTCGGCGCTTTCCAGGGCGCGGCCGCGGGCGCTCTCGCGATCTGCGCCACGCTCGACGGCGAGGAGGTCCGCGTCCTGGTCGACCTCACGGCCGCCGAGTTCGGCGCCGAGGACTCCGTCGCCGCAATCCGCGCCCGGCGGATCGACGCCTGCCGCAAGGCCGGCGCGGCCTCGGCCCTGGTCGACGGGGTCGCGATCCCGCTGATCGAGGCGCACAAGCCGGCCGGGTGAGTCGGCCGAGACGGCCAATTCCGTGCAACATTCTGTGCAACATGACGCCCCGTCCGCCAAGCGCGGGCGGGGCATTTTTTCGTTTTGAAATAACGTGTTACGGTTGAAATTCCGAGCCCGCCTTTTCCGTCTATAAATCCGCCCCTGGGCACCATTTCTCTCAGTAAAACCAGTATAATAGCCGTGTAGCGCTTGAGAAAGCGCATTGCACAATTGCTGCCCAGAACGTGCACATATTCTGCGTATCATTGACTTTTTTCGCGCCGTTTCTGCACGGTTTCTGCACAGATTGCGCCGAGACAGAAAAAATCTTGCTGTCCGCTGGTTGTGTCGCGAATCGCGCTCTCTATATGGGTCGCTACCAACAGGGGCGGCAGCGGATGTTCCAATTTATCGTGACTCAACCTATATGTGTGGAGCTGTCGCTTAATTGAGAGCAGCCAACAAGAAAACGCGCCGCAAAATCAGTCTGCGAGAGAACACAAAATGCTCGACCAAACAAGCTCCACCGACGACCACGCTGAGTTGCTGACTCTGACCGCGGACATCATATCCGCCTATGTGGGTAACAATACCGTCGCTAGCGCCGACTTGCCAACGGTGATTAGCGATGTGTTTGCCAAGCTATCCAAGCTTGGCGAGACGGCATCAGAGCCTGAAGTTAATCTGACACCTGCTGTGCCGATAAAAAAGTCGGTCACTCCTGCCAGCATCGCCTGTCTGGAGTGCGGCAAGAAGTTCAAGATGCTCAAGCGCCACATCAAGAGTGATCATGACCTTGAGCCTGCTGACTACCGTGCGAAATGGGGTCTTAACTACGATTACCCGATGGTTGCGCCGAACTACAGCGAGCTGCGGAAATCGCTCGCTATGAAGACCGGGCTCGGTCGCACGCGGAAGGCTGCCAGCGCCAAGCGCACAAAGAAAACCTGAATGAGACTATCCTGGGCTGTGACTCTTTTCCGGAAAAGACGGCGGCAAATCCAGATCGACGAGGCGCGGATCAGGGATCGCCCCGGCGTGCCGGCGCACGAGAGCGCCGTGGTCCGGTAGCCGCCTTCGGCCCCGCGTTCGGGGTCCGGGGGCCATGGAGGCGCCACTACCAAACCGCTACCGGAACACTACCGGAATACTACCGCCGGATTCGAGCCCGCCGGCCCCGGAATACCTGGCCCGGGTCCCCCCTACTCCATCACCGGAATCGA